ATGACCTAAATACTTATCTACATCTAGTTTCTGCTAGACAGGGAGTATGATCCCGAAGTCTAATTGCAAAAGAGCACTCACAACGGGTGCTTTTTTGTATTATCACGCCAGTCCTCTCTGGCTCGCCTCATACTTTCTTCTTATGTAGATACTCCATTAAAAATTACTCCTTTTCGCCACTCGTCTTTGGAGTGATCAACTGTAATTTCGAGGTATCTTTTTGCCACATCTGGCACTAATTCCTGATAAAAAATCCTTGATTCGTGTCGATGTATTTCTGTATGGCATTTTCGGCAAACTACCTGTAAATTAGCTAAACTTTTTATAACCTCTAAACTCAAACAAGGGTTCTCTCTGGCAAACCATATAGCGATTAAGTGGTGTGCGGTGAAGGGATTATCTTTGGTTTCAGGTTCTCCGCAGACTTCACAAACCAAGGCATTTTTAATCGCCTCATATTTTAGCTTGGGGTCAAATTCGTAAGGCGTTCTGCCCGAGTTCACCTGTTCCCTTCTGTTTCCAAGCTTCTATTGGCTCTATTCCTTTCTCAAGACCAAGTTTGGCATCTTCTAAGGTTAGAAGATGATAATAATAAACTGCTAAATAATAATCGATTTCAAGCTCTGTTTTTTCTTCTGGATTTCTAAAGATTTCTTTATTCATCTATTCAACAACCTTAAAAGATTGTGTTTCAAAAAAGTGTTGTTTGGTAATGCCCATTAAATCAAACTCAACAATACCTTGCAAATAATAAATATCTGGTGGCAAGCAGATATTTTCCCAAGAAGCTTTAACCTTTTTCCATTTATTTACTGGTAAAACAACAATATCATAACTTCTATTTAACACTGGTGAGCCATCAATAATTCTCTCTGTAACCCTTGCTCTCAATGGCAAAAAAGATTTCCTGTACATTGTCCAACTGATAGTTTCACAAGTTCTATAAACTTCTTTATCTGTTTTTATAGGGTTTTCTTTCCAAGAATAAATTAAGTTTGTCGGTATAAAATGAGCCACAATATATGGCAACATCATAAATAAGATTGCAAAAAATATTCTTAAAGTAATTTTGTCATTCATTTTATTTTCCTTTTGATCTAAAAGCGTCAATAAATAAGTAACCAGCAATAGCTGACATCATCAAAGAAATAGAATTATCTACTTTATAATCTAAGTTTATAAGAGGCATTATTATTGTTGAAATAACCCAAACGATCAATACAGCAATCGCAAAAATACTTCTTAATTGTTTTGTATCAAACCCATTAAATGACATATTAGATACCTAACTTTTTTTTTATTCCCTTTCGTATTAAACAATAGGTATCTAAAATCATTCCAAAAAAGACTCCAATAAGAAAAGCTGTCAGGTGAGTTGCAAAGATTTCAATTCCCATACTTTGCATTATTTTTTTCTTTCCTCTAATTCTTCTTCTGGTTTTTTTTCATCTCTCTTTGCAAAATAAGCCGAGATAATTATTGAAGCGATTGTCAAATATTGCTCGCCAGTAACTTTACCTAAAAACAAACCTAAACTTAGAGCAAAAACCACAATTACAACTGCGATTGACCTTGTTGATTTCATAAAAGCGAAGATATTTTGCATTAGTCCTTTTTTATTTTTATATTACCTGTTAGCAGTCGTTGGTCTATTTTGCGATTTTACTTATCGTGTTATTTAGCTTGGTCTGCGGGCATAATTCAATGTCGTGGTAACCCCGTCTTTTACTATTGTTTCAGTCTTGCCATTTAATACCCAATTTTGATCGTCCTCTTTTATAACATTTGTAGGCTTATTTTCTAACTCTTTAATTTTTTTATTTAATCCCTCAATTTGATACTCGCATTGTTTGTCTAAAACTGCTTTTTGATTAGCCAGTTCCCTCGCTTTTTCTATCTCTTTTTGTGCTAAAGCAGTTTCTAAATCTTTAATACGTTGCTCTTTTGATTTCTTATCGCTAGCAATAGCGTCAAACATACGTCCTAAGCAAGCCTGATCCTCTAAAATCGTGTTTTCTGGTTTATTCTTATCATCTCCCCATTCAATATCTGATTTGTGTTTTCTGTAGGCTTCTATAAACTTTTGATAAAATTGCTCAAATGTCATTTTGTTCCCTTCCGTATTATCTATTATAACTTTTTTTACTCTAAATATTCTCAAGCTTAAAATATTACCAAAGCTTCCGTATCTTGTAGTAACTTTCTGATTGCTCAAACCACCCCAAAGATCATCAATGAAAGTCATTGTAATTTTGCCATTATCTATCGCTACTTGTCTAATTAAAACAAAATGTTGACCAGTTCCACTAATCCCTTTTGCACTAACCTCGCCAATCACAATATAATCCTTGTTTGATAAATAGTTTATTAAGTTAGCGTCATTCCAAGCTTCTTTTCTACTTTCTGAAAATATGTTGGGTAATTTAACAGCTAGATCAGGAGCAGATATTGAAGTTGGATTTGCTTGGGTATAAACTCCACTAGACTTTAATAAATCATTCCACTGGCTAACAGAAAAAGCATAATCTCTGTCTAATAAGCCTTGCAGAATACAGATAGAAAAACACCCATGACTAGCAATGGTCAAAGTATCGCTAAACCCTAATTTAATACTTGGGTATGATCTTTGGTTTAGCATTTTATTATCCTACAAAGTTATTGATAATAGAGCCAGCAACTGACAAAAATTGCATTTGAATTAGTCTTGCGTTTATATATGGTGGTTCTTGATTTTCTGTGCTTGTGTCAACTGATATTGAGCTAGTAGAAGAATTAGAGCCAGCACTTGTTGTTCCAGCGTGTGAATGAGAGCCAGACATCCCATTACTTCCACCGTTTCTATATGCCCCTGTATAAGTCGCTGTTGAAGAAGAATAAGAGTGAGTATGTGATGATCCAACGTGAGAATGAGTCAGAGCAGAATGTGTGTGAGTATTACTGCCACCAGTAGATAATGCACCACCGCTTGTCTGACCTTTGATATAAATATTGCTATACCCAAGATCAGTCCAGCCTATAGGTAAAACACTTTCTGTATATAAGGCTATATCGCCTACTTTCGGGATAGAATTACTTGTTATTTTCCAAAAATGCATTTGTCTATACGCTACGTCTTGAGTAACAGATGATAGATTATCACTATTACTAACAGTTTCCGAGTGCGAACCAAAATAAATATCGTGCGAATGTTGTCTAATAATAATGCTATCTGTTTCACCACCGCCAAGAGCAAAACTAGAAACATTGCCACAATTAGCTCCTGCGTGTTCGTGATATAAAGTGTGCGAGTGACTAGACGAGTGATTATGCGTACTTACAGATGCATTACCGCCAGCATTTTGACCAGTTCCAGCTCCTTTCATATATTTGCCATTTAAGCTATCAAAATGAGTTGAGTTTTCTCTGTTACTAGTATCGTTTCTAATTGCGATCCCATTTATCGGATACAAATTGTACTTATCGCTTTTAATAAAAATTAACTCATATCTAGATAATTCATTAGTAGCTGTTCCAATAGTCAGACTTGACGAGCTACAAGTTTGACCAGTCATACCGCCAGAAGTTACAGAGGCGTGTTCGTGAGGTGAGGGATAAACGTCATAAGGTGGTGCGTCCTTGTGTCTTCCGTCTGTTTTTACTGTGTTTCCACCGCTAATTGTGCCTGTTGAATGAGTGTGTCCGTTAGATGAGAAAGTATGAGAGTGAGCAGAATTAGTGTGTGTGTGAGTAGTTGCACCACCAGTACTAGCCCAATTAGAAGTAGTTATTTTTGGGTATTTTCCATCAAATCTAGTGTCTCTACTCCACCCGCTAGGAATGTCTGCGTGATTGCCGTCAAAGGGAATTACAATATTGGGGCTAAGCGTATTTACTCCTTTTCAATTACCTGACTAACTCTATAAAACTTCTTGTTGATATATTTTTTTGCTTTCTCTAATGCCTCTTGTTCAGTCTTAGCGTAAACTTCAAGAGTACAAACATCAGTCAATCTTTGATCTACTTGGCTTTGTTCCTCATAGCCTTGGATTATAAAAATTGTTTTCATTTTTAGTACTCCTTTCCAGCAAGATATCCGTTATAAGTGGCTGTACCTGTTTTCTCTATTACAAAATCAGTAATATCATTAGCACCAACCGCCAAAGTAGTATCTGGGCTTAACCAAGTAATGCCACTAAACCAAGTTATTGTCCTATTACCTGTTGCGTCTTGTATCGCTGTGAGTTTCAACATATCGCCAATTTCCATATTCGTAGGAGCTGAAATTGTCGGGCTACCAGTCATAACTACTTTTTGTTTTGCTCCATCTAGAAAATTGATTGCAAGAGGTGAAGCATAAGTAAGAGTATAAATTGGGGTGGGTGATTGTAAAAACACTCTTTGACTAGTATTTGTTATATTGGCGTCTGAAATACCAGTAGCACCATTAGCAACGTAGACATCTGCTAATCTTAAAAATGGATTGCCAGCACCAATAGCCGATTGAATAGCCGAGTCATCTGGAGTAGTCGGTGATCCAGCAGGCGAGCCATTGACCGTATCAAAAAAAGCTACATCATCACCACCATCGTTAGCACCTGGGGTAGCTGACAAATCTAAATAAACCACCACCGCAGTATATCTAGGATTGCCACTAGAGTTAGCGTCAATTTCAACATCGGTTGCGACTGTGTTTCTAACTGGGTAGGCATTAGTATCTGTACCTTTCAAAAAACAATGACCAGCACCAACACTAACATTTAATCCAGATGTAGGTTCGGTTACTAAAAAATCGGTTGAGGGAGTAATTAAACCGCCTTTTTTAACCAGATCAGTAAAACCTTGTAAAACTGATGTTTCTGGATGATTTGTAACTCCCGATCTTTGCGAAAATAATGCCATTTTTTACTCCTTTTTTATCTATAATCTATTATACAAGTTTTCTACGCTGTCCTTTTCCAAAAATAACAAGTTATATAGGGTTGTAAACTAGATTTTGTTGAAGTGTATCCCACCACTTGTGTATAATGAGAAAACGATCCGTTACTTCCAAATCCAGAGGCAGACCCGGGTACTGAATATGTATAGTTTCCTTGACTAGAACCAGTATTAGGATTAACTGCATTTGTTGCTATAAAACCAAGCCGACTAGCATCTCCACTCGGAGAGCCGATAGTTGCTCTCAAATCTCCACTTGTTTCTCCACTATCTGCATCCCCATACCCTTTGTGTTTATGAGTTTTCGCACCGCCAGTTTTTTCTGCTGAATTAAAATCATCATCGCCAGAGTTATAACCAGTCATCACTTTACCAGCCCCAAAAGCTGACCATGTTCCAAATCCTAAAAGTGTTTCAGGATTTGTTGAATTTGTTGCATTAACATAAATTGAACCAACTGGGTATACCTCGCTTAAACTAAGAGCAGTTTTTTCTACAATTCCTATTCTATCCTCAAGCTGTTTAATATAATCTAATACGTTTGGTTGGCTAGGCATAATCAAAACTCAAGTCTACTTGAGCCTCTCCACTTCTTTGTATTTGAATAGTACGCTTATCAATTCTTAAATCTTGATTAAATCCTAGCTCGGCAATCTTAACTTTTAACGTATCACCTACGTTATAACTTGTGATTAGAGGATTACGATCATTAACTCTAACGGATACTACGTCACTTGGCTCTTTGATCTGAGTTAGTAACCTATTGCCCTTGTCTGTTAGATTTGCACTTGTAGTCGTATCCTTTTCGCTTAGCATTGTTTCTTGCAAGTACCAATCGTCCATTAAAGACGTATCTTCTACCATTTCTGAAACAATATCATCACCAGTACCACCGCCTTGTACTATTACCCTATTTGCAATCTTGCCTGTCAATCCTCTGTTATTAGTCCAAGAGATAATATTAAAATCATCTAGTATTAAATTGGTTTGGGCTGTTCCTTTTGTAGCGTAGATATTAAAAACTTTCAAAGGCGTCATTTCCCAATCATAGCCATTAGCCACGTTTGCATTGCTCATTTTCTTAATCACATCTAAGATATTATCATATCTGCACGTTCTATCCCTATCAGTACAGTTGGGATGTAAACCTCTGGTAATTCCAACATCGCCATAAGTTGAACTATCATTTTGTGTTTGATCTATTAAATCCCAAGCAATATCCGCACTATCAGTAGCAGAATACGCCCAATCGCCAGCATTACCAGTGTAGCGATTAGCCAGTAAAGCCTCATAACCTGCAAAATTGACCGAGTAACTAGTAGCTTGAGACTTACTACCTGCTATTTTCCTATGTAACAAAATACCTGCATAAAATAGTGTGTCGTCTTTATATAATTTCCATTCCCTATAAGTATTGCCCAATATTGCGTCTGGTGTCGTGCTTAATTCGTTAGCGTATCTTTTCAAAGCTAAATAATTGATATTCAAATTACCTGTAACTCCCACGTTTAATTCTTCGCTTAAATTGATATTCTCAAAGGGTATTACCCAAACATCAGAGCCAGCCTTATTATAAACTTTGAAAGTGTACATATTTTTATATATTCCTGTAGCTATCGTGCCAAGAAACAGAGGCATAACCAGTATCACTACCATCACTACTTGATATTCTCAAGCTATTAGAGCCACGACCCAAATAAACCCAGTCGCCAGTAATACTACCTAAAACTGATGTTGCTCCGTCAAGTGTAGCTGTTCTGTAATAAGTATCTATCGTAATGTAATGACCTGTCTCTAATCCACCAGTATAAACTAAAGTATCGCCAGTTGTATCGTTAGTGATAGTAAAATCGTCATCAAATACACCATGTACTGTAATTATCGGGTAGGATAAAGCATTGCCCGAATTGAGGGCAATTAGTGGCTCACCCACTGGATTATTAGCCATATTCATAGGTATAGGCATAGGAATTGCCATACCGCCCAAGCTCAATAACACCAAATTGCCAGTCTTAGTTGTTCTTGAAGTCAAAAACTCTAACTCTGAAACTGCACTTAAAGTAACAAAAGAGTGATTGACGTTATCACCACTTATCTCGTTATTAACCCTAGAAAATAACACGTCAATTTCTTTAATTACCCCATTTGTTAGCTCAAAGCCCAAAGTTTTTAGATAGTTACTAGGTGTTTCATTGTTAGAAAAGTAACCGATAAAGCGTTCTAGGTTAGAGATAAAGTTATCTGAACTATTGCCTTTAACAAACCAACCCATATTGATAGTCATTCCCCGATAAAGCGGTCTTGATAGGATTTGTCCTGATGTTCCACCCCTTTGGTAGTCTGCAAACTCCACTTCCGCACTTCCTGCACTACCTACTTTTTGCAGTCTCAAGTTTTCATCGTTTACTTGTATTCCGTCAATAAATACGTTTTTTATCATAATTAAACCCTAGCAAAAGCTAATTGCTCACCTAAGATATTACCCAAAGTCAATGCGTCAAGAGGTGTATTGATAATTGCATTTACATTTATTGGCTGTTGATAATTATTGTTATTTGTAACACTACTCGGCATAGAAGATTTGCCATTTAACATATCTTTGCTAATCACGTATTCCCCTTGATGTACCATAGCCAATCCGGTATTTTTTACCCAGCCACCTTTTTCGTACCAGTCAACATTAAACTTCGGATATTTTATGTCTTTGCCCATTATGTTTACTGAACCCTCGCCAATGTTCAAGTGAGGAAACTTAATTGATCTCAAAGCGTTTGTAATTCCCTCTGCCAATGCCTTAAACTTATCAATAATTGCGTCTTTAAAACTAGAAACTTTAGAAGACATAGCGTCTAACTTATCACCAAACTTTTCATGTACATAATTTATAGCTGTCTCAACCACACTTTTTATTGTGTTGAAGATAAGCACAAAGCTATTTTTTAGATTTTCTAATACTGTTTTTATATGATTAAACATAGCTTCAAAAATGGCTTTTGCAACCACAAACATTGTTTCAAGAATAGTTTTTAACACATTAAACATAAAAGTATAAATAGCAATCATTAAGTCAATAAACCACTTATGCTTTTGATACCATTCATCTACTTTTGTTACAATTAGATTTTTGATGTATTCAAATACTTCTGTAAACTTCAACCAAATACTATTTAAAAACTCCATAATTTGATCTCGCCATAAGAAAAAAGCAACAGCAAGCAGACCGATCACAACAATCACTCCGCCAATGGTCAAAATAATACCGCCAAATGCTGTACTAGCGATAATTCCCACCGCAAAAATAATAGTTCCAAGAGCAGTTATTGCTACGCCAACAACCCCAATAGTAAGCCCTAAAGCAATTAACATCGTTAGTAATTTTGGATGTTCTTGAGCAAAATTGCCTATCTTTTCTATTACTATTGCTAATTTATCAATAAATTGGTTTACTATTGGCAATAATTGTTCACCCATAGTATTTTTTAACATTGTAATTTTGTCATTGAGGTTTGAAAGTTGACCTGCGGTAGTTAGAGACTGGTTATACATCATATCGTGAAAACGCCCACCCTCTGCTGTTACTGACATAAAAGCATTTTTTACATCTTCAAAACTAACTTCACCATTGCTGACCATTTCCATTAAAGCCCCATTGGTTACACCCATTGCGTCTGCTAGATTAAAACCAGCCTCTGTAAGTTGTCTAAGTTCTGTTCCCATTAACTGACCTCTAGCTTGTATTTGACCAAAAGCTAAAACTAATTGAGGTAGTTTTTCCATACCAACACCACTTGCGACATCACCTAAAGCCCTAAATACAGGAATTAAATCACCTGCGGAAGTTCCCATAGCCATTAACCGCTTGGATTGTTCTAGTATTTGGGGTATTTCAAAAGGGGTTTGTGCAGCAAATTGAACCAAATCATTTAATGTTTTTTGTCCTAATTCCATACTGCCAGTTAGAGTATTAAAAGCTACTGATTGTTGCTCAAAACTTGAGGCAGTTTCTACTAAACTTTTGGTTAGCAATGCTGTACCTGCACCGATAGCAGTAAATCCAGCACCGATCTTAACCATTGAAGACCCAAAATCTTGTATATTTTTTCCAGATACTTGAGATAATTTATCACCAAATTGCTGTAGTGTTTTGCTCGCCTCGTCCTTTAGTCTCAAGATATAGGAAAGTTCGTTAGTCATATCTTATTATACCTGTTTTTGCTACTTCCTTGAGCTTTTTCTATTATTCTTTTTCATCTCAAACTCGTCATATTCACTTTTTACAGATAAGTAAAATATCATTTTACTAACCCATTCTTCGGGCTGTTTATCAAGTTCGGTTTTGGATAAATTGAGAGAAATACAGAGATATTGTTCATCAAATTCTTCTGGCAATCTGCCATGCCCTGCGAAGAATTGCCACAAGGCATGGCGGTTTAGTTTTTTGCTATTTTTGAAGTAGTAAGCGTATCAGTAACCACTTTATAAACTGCGTCTGCGTCATCATTCGGCATTTTAGTACCAACGAAGTCAAACAAGTTTTCTGTTACAGCTACGCCCTCTTTATTCTTAATTTCAAGCAAGATTATTTTTAATAACTCATCTTGAGCCTCAAAAATAATACTGGCTTTCATATCCAGATTGCCTTGTGTCTTGGCATTGATTGAAGTGGAAGATAGAAAAGCCTTTTGCACTAACCTTTTATCTCGGTAGGTTAGATCAGCCTCATCTTTGAAAGTTACAACATACCCAGAGGGAGTAGTTATTTGCATTTGTTTGTCCTTAGTAATTACCTACTAATTTAGTATGCGTCTTGTGTATTGATTAACTCTACTTTAATTAAACCATTTGTAGCGTCTTCTGCACCCTCAAAATCGGCTTCTAAAGCTACATACTCCGTATCAATCGGGTGTTTGTAGCTAGATAATACCACTTTTGAAAGAGTAATGGTCAAAGAGTTATTAGAGCCATTACCAATCGTCTCATCACCAATGATAGTTATGATTAACTCTTGAGCAGTGGTGTTTTCAAATGCTGTTTGTTGAGCAATCAAATTACTGTCTAAGTATCCAGATATTTTGCCCTTAACTTCGCTTGATTTGATATACAAATTGCTTGGTTCTGGTTGTGAGCATAGACCATGAAAATTATTGAGATCATTGGTATATTCAATGGATAGCTCCTTAATAGCACACTTAATATCAGTTCCACCTAGAGTGATTGATTGTATATCAGTCCAATCAAATACTTTTGTGGTTTCGTAAGTACCTGAAATGGCTGTCTCACTAGCGTGGCTCAATGCTTTTCCCTCAAAAGAGAGCTTGCAAGGTTCGCCTACATTGATTGAAAGTGTAAAACCACCTGCTGTAAAGCCTGCGTATCTCTCTGTAATACCGCCTGTTCTTTGTTCCAAAGTCAAACTGGGCTTAGTAACTGTCTCTGTAATGGTGTGTTTATAAACTGTCGTTTCAGAGCCATACAAAGCAGATGAAGTGTCACCAAGAGCCGAGTTTAATACATAGCCCATAGCTACTGGGTAAGCGTTCATTTCAAAAGAGCCGTTATATTCTCTAATTCCAGATACAAAGTCTTTGTTTTTGGCTGGGCTTCCATTGATACCCTCAACCGCTACGGGTTCTTGCTCAATCACAACGCCATCACTGGGTAATACTGCAATAGAAACACTAGGCGTTACTGCTGTACCCACCACAGACTCTGCACCCAGTGAGATTTGATCCAATATGCCTTCTGACATTATTTGCTCCTTTTTTTGATATGTTTACTTTTTTTTTCCTTAATTCCTAAGTTCTCTTGTTCTATGTATTCTCTAAAGTTCGGATTATTGATAAATAAATCTGTTTCTATGACCTGACCAGATGTAACTACTCCATAACCCTTTAAAGTAATTTCCACCTTTCCTGTATAAACGTATTTACTCATATACTCCATTATACCTAAAATCTGTTATATCTTTTTCTGCATTGGTACGTTATCTCACAAAAATATAATTTACTTTCCTTTTGCTCAAAAATATATTGACCCCTTGTTAGTCTTGAGCTATCAACTAATCCATCAAGAGTAATATTATCCTGATCGCCTAGTATCTCTCTAACACTTGCCACAATATCTCTTAATTGCCTCTGTGAAGTTAGCCTGTCGGCTTCTAATTGAATAAATACTGTAATAATAAACTCGTGAATATCAGTCGTATCTCTTAAATCGCCCCATTCTTCTACCCAATTATTAGGCTGTATAGTTACTGCTGGGAATTGAGTAGGGTATTCAGGTACACCATCATAGACCACTTTTACATTGGTAGCAGTCTTTATTAAATCTTGTAGTTTTTCTGTTACGGCTTGTTCGTCAAACATTTAATAAACCCTTTATATCATTATACAATTTTGTTTCTATTTCCTTAAACTTATTGACCAAAAACTCTGACCCTTTTTTCATAAACCATTTGCCCCTAACACCTTTAACACGTCTAGCGTAAACATAATCACCCGACTTGACCTTAAATCTTAAAAACTTGCTACGCTTTGGAGTAATATACGTTCCTCTTTTACCATAAATCCCTGTGCCTTCTTCTTGATACAAAGCATAATCGGTCTCGGCTTTGATTTCTGCTTGTGAGCCATCAGGTTGCACTTTATACTTGATATTACGTCTTAGATTTCCTGTGTCTACTGGGGCTTCTCTTTTTGACTGGTTAGAAAAGAGCAGAGAGGCGTTAGTAAGACAACCTACCTTAGCTGATCTTAAAAGATTAGGGTTAGCAAGTAAACCCATTATCCTTTTTGTATTAGAAGTTACTTCTAGTGAGATTTCCATAATGACTTAGTTTTTAGCTTTGTAACAAAGACCAGATAAATAATTTTTACCGCCAATATGTTGTCTTTTGGTCTGCGTTACAGTTATAAACTCGTCATCTTCTTCAAAACTTGACCACTGGCTATCTACCACTATAAACTTTGCTTGCTCTGTAATGTTGGGAATATCATCGCTGATTATTCTAAAAGAGTATGATTGTCCTTGGGGTAGATTATCATATAATGCCACTGCCTCATTACTGGCTGGGATAATCCAAGTCTTTACGTTCTCATAAACTAACTCATACTCCCTATCGGTATTAGCACCAGATAACTCATAGATATTTACAAAGGTTTCCATCATATCTCAAAATTGGTATATCTAAATATAATTTCTTCCTTTTCTTTTTTAAATCCAGCTAAGTCAAAGTTCTGGCTCAAAGCGTCAAAATTCATATTGCTAATTGCTACCCCCGCATTTTCGCTGTTCAAGTACTCAAAAGCTACCCATTTAATCAGTAAATTAACTACATCTTCACCCCAAAACTTCTGTATATCGTACTCAATTTTGACAGCGTTATATGGATAAGTAGCACCCACCACTGGGCTAGTGAATATGATTGTATTTTCATAAATAAAGTAATTGGTATTCAAGGTATATAAACTCGTCTTTTTAACCCCATCAATATAGATGTCTTTTAAACTATTAATCGGGGTATTTTTCAACATCACTTGAGTAAATCCACTATTGAAAGTTTCAAAATAAACCTTAGAAGTATCAAAGTTCCTGTTACACTTAACCACTAATTCTGACTCAATCCTAGTAATTAAATCTTCCACTAGGGCTGTATCGGCAGTAGTAAATGATCTTTTGAGATAACTTGCAACCTGTGCGGGTGTAATTTCGCTATATCCTGAATAAAACAATTTACCATTAATTGCTGACATTTTATTCCTTATCGTTATTTAATATCGCAACATTTCTAACTTTGGCTCTCTTGCGTTTATGCTTTCTTTTGCTTTTTAGCTCGTCTAATGGCTCATTTTCGTCTTTGTTGTCTAATTCCGCAATATACCTGTTACTAATCCCTATCGGCTGTCCTTGATAGATTACATTCGGTTGAAACAATAAATTATTAACAAAGACTCTCTGGGTAACTTTAAACATTTTACCTTTCCATAATTTCTTAGTCTTGTAGTCTGTTCATTTCAGGGGGTAGGCAATACCCCCTGTGATCAGCAGACTAGCTGGCTGATGTTTCCATTCTGACAAAAGCTTTGTCGGCTTCTGCGAGTTGGATATCAATTCTTTCAGTGACTCTAACCGCCACCATATCTTGTTCAAACAAGTTGACAGTGGTTTGTCCATCACTAGAGGTAACAGTCGCTTCCTTAGAAAACTCTAGGGTAACTTTGCGTCTATCACCAATCATCAAGTAACGAGGATCATAGACTGCCATGAATGGAGCGTCAGCTTGAGATTGAGCTGTTCTCTTTGGCATAACTGTAGATTTGATATAAGGCAAATCCCAGATCGTCTTTGGTTGGCTACCTGCTGGAGCTTGTAGGATATATTGACCATTGTCGTCTTTCAATCCTCTAAAGTGATTAAGCATAGAGAATGACATTAGCCATTTCATGTTATCAACTACAGCGTCATCGGCTAAATCTAGAGACAGTCTCAAATCTTCTAGATCAGAACTTGCAAAGGTAACATCACCAGAGCCTAAAGTGTAAACTGGTACGCTGGCATTTCTGAAAATACCCTCAGTTCCAGTAATACCCAAGAAAGCCCATTGATCTTCAACTTTGGCGATTGCTTCACCAGAAAGTTGAGCAATCCAGTTGAGAATATCAACATTAGCATCCTCAATCGCTTCAGTCGTACAGATCACCATTCCAGCTACTTTTTTAGCTGTGAATGTTAGATTGCCAGTGGCAGGTGAGCTGGCGGTGATAGCACCTTTTTCATCGGTTCGATAACCAGTTACACTACCCATGGTAGGCAAGGTAAAAGTCTTACCGGGGAGAGCAATAACTCTGCTATTTTGGCGAGCTACACCGTATTGACCAGCAATGCGGATAACTTCACTACCAAAATATTCAGGCACTAATTCAGCACCGCTAGTAGCAGTTCCAGTATCTAAATCTTTGGTAACTTTACCCAAGATGTCTTTGTGATACTGTGCTTTGAAAGCTTTTACTGCTTCCTCTGCTTGAGCTTTTTCATCACCCTCTGGCTGTTTAACCTCTTTGAGTTGTTTCTCAACATTGGCTAACACGTCTTTGGTTACCGCACCTGCGATAGACTCTCTTAACTCTGTTACAATTTCGCCTTTCAGACCTGCCTTGACTTCCTCAAGAGCCTGTTTGGCTTGTTCGTTTAATTCTGGCATTTTATTGCTCCTTTTTTAAACTAGTTACTAATAAATTAAAAGCTTTTAAAGACTTTCCTGACTCTTGGTTCTGTTGTTGTAGCTCTTGCCTAATGGCAGTGAGGGCTAACAAAACTTCGTCATCGGCTTTGTCTTCATCGGCTTTTACTTCTTCTGTGTTCAAATTCAAAAACTCTTTAACCTTACTATCAATTATACCAGTTATAAACTCAACAAACTTTTGATCTTTGCTAAGAGCCTCAAAATCAAATTGCTTTGTTTCTGGTTTTTCTTCATTTTCTGTATCGCTTTCTTTTTTATCTTCTACTTTGTCGGCTTCGTCATCTTCACTTGAGATATGTACACCCTTTTCTTCCTCTTTATTCTCGGCTACAACCTCGTCATTTGCCTCATTTTCGGCTTTGTTTTCCTTATCCACTGTTTCTTCCATACTTTTAACCAAAGTAATAAAAGAATTGACCATTTCTTGTTGCTTTGGCTCTAAAGAGTTCAATAATGCGTTGGGGTTAGCAGGAATACCCACTAAACTTAATTCTAATAACTCCATTTTCTCAATCGTATAATCACTGCCAGCTTTTGCCCATTCTAAGACCATAAAGCCCACTGACCAAGCTTTCATAATGCCCTCTTTAACTAATCCATAGGCTTGTTTGGCTAGTTCCAAAGTCTTAGAAAATTGAATATCAAAAACTAATTGATTGTCTTTGCGTTTCACGCTGATAGCTTTACCAATCGGGAATTGGCTGTAGTTATGGTTCAACATAATTACAGGGTTTTTCTTAAAGTTATCTAAAACCCAACCTTTGGGATTGATCTTGTCACCATGACGATCAAGACTATCATCACTTCCCACCACACCTCTAACAATCATTTCCTCATCGTCAACACTTTTAAAAGTAAATAACGCCTCTAAGTTCAAGTTTTTATTTTTTTGCATATACTCCATTATATCTTTTTTTACAAATTATTATAAATTAGGTAACCCCAAAATTGTGCAAGTGCAATTTGGATGTACTGGTTCGCTATCGTGTCCTGATGGAAACATTTTATCTATTTCCACAATCTTTCCACAGTTCATTTGACAAGTCGGGCAAGGTTCAGACCCACATAACCACTCAACCCTAGTAACACCATTTTCTAGGTATGTTTTGCGTTCAGCTTCGCCATAAGCCCAAGACAGCTCTGTTCTAGCTATCTGATCTACTTTCCATTGCTTTTGATCTTTCAAAATATTAACTATCTTTTCCTTAATTTTCTTTAAATCAGTCTCGCCATTGCTTACGCTATCTTTAACCACTTTTCTGATCTCTTTTAATACAGTATCGCCCACTGATTTTGAAGATGCCTTTGCACGATTGCTAATATAAGACTTTAAAGACTCTGATAGTTCATCGCTAACCTTGTAACCAACCGCCTCTTTTAACTGCTTTAAGGCGGTTAGATATACCTGTTGTGTAGCTTCATAAAGCATTAGAAATAATAATATTTTCCACTGGTTTAATTTCTTGTCATCGGGGAGCAACTTATCCTCTACCATTTCAGGGGATAGTTCAAATTGTTCTTCTGGTGTTAGATCTGGATTGTCATTAGATACGTTTGACTTTACGTTTACTTTCTTTAAATCCCTAATCATAAAAGCAAAATGCTGTGAAAGTTTGAGACTTAACTGGTTTTCTTTATATGTAAAATACTTATTTTTACGCCTGATATACTCTTGATTAGCTTTTCTCTTGGTATCTGTTGGCTTGGGCTGACCCTCTTTTGTACAGCTTGTACACTCACTTATTTTTTTTTTACCCTCGTCTTTATCCTCTTTGTCTTTGTCGTTTTCTTCTTCTTGGTTGTCTTCATCTGGTGAGCTTGCTTTCTCTGGCATTTTTAACTCATCACCACCCTCTAAAGGTTCTAATCCCTCATCTGCTCTAATCTCGTTTACAGTTTTCCAAACATTGACCGCTGAGTTTTTGTGATCTAACGAATATTCTTTATCATCTGGCACTGGGTTTTTATATTTTAATTGATATTGGTTTAGATCAAGACCGAAAAATGGCAATAGAAACTTGTTTAACTTGTCAAAAATTAACTCTGCTCTAGGCTTAATTACACTTCTCATGAAAGTAGAATACTCAACATCTGCTGTAGCTTTATTAACCGAGTCTGATACTGCAACAATAGTTTTTGGTGTCTTAAATATTGCTAGTATCTGATCTCTGTTTAATTTACGTTGTGCAATGTATTCCATGTCTTTTTGTGTTGAGCTAGTTTGAGTATATTTAAAGCCATGAGTTAGAAACATCAACCTAAAAAAGTTCTCTGCGCCCTCGTATTGTTGCTTGATCTTAGACTTTAACTTTTGAAACACATCAGCATTTAATTCTTTATCCGTACTAATAACACCCCCGGGAATTGCTCCATTTTTATAAAACGAGTTGTTGTAATTGAGACTGTTCACTTCGTTTGTACCCTCGTATCTAGCCATTTGGATAGTAGATAAGCCTAGATATTGTTTGAATGGGTTTGATCTTAAAACGTTGATAATTTCTTCTCTTTTGTAGGTATAAATCTTTCCATTGCTTGTATATTTATATTTTGCTGGATAATCATTTTCATCTGGCTCAACAACCACATTATTCGGATTGAGTATTTTTAACTCAATGATATTTCTTGACTCTAAAGCGGTACGAACAGGAACAATAAAACTATTGCCGTGTGTATCAATGTGTGTAGAAATTAAATACATAAAATCAGTAAAAGTGTGAAAGGAGTTTGGGTTTTCTAATAACTCAATTACTGGGTGATCTTCAAGTTTATTCCACTCGTTGCCTTTCTTTTGATATAACCCCCACTCAACATCAGATACGGCGTTAGCAATGGCGTCAATACAAGAATAGACAATCCCAAAATATAATTCTTGGGGTGTATTTGTATGACTATCGCTACCTAAAATTGAGAAAGTATCAGACCAAACGGACTTTGTTACTAAACTATTGAAAAATGATTTTATACTCATACTTTATTATACCTAAATTATAGAAAATCAATGATAGGCTCACCACCAAATTGGGCTGATAACTGAATGGCAAGCGTAAGACTATCGCAGGTATCGTCAAACTGTCCATAAGGTAAAGCTAATAACTCTTGCTTTAACTCTAACATATCACTGGCTATAAATACCTTTCCATTCTCGAAGTGAGGGGCTAATTCTACTCTAAACTTCTCAATCTTATTTTTGATTGTCTTAATTCCTACTATTGGGAGATTGGTTTGTTTCTTCAATGTATTAACTGTATCATACTGAAACACGTTTTCCTCAACACCTATTGCTAAAGGGTTGTATCTGTTGCCTAAGCTAACAATTGCTTTTAACCTTTCGGCAAACTCAATTCTAGCTTTGAAGATATCTAGTACATAAATCTTTAGCGTTTCACCCTCTTTAATTACTCTAATTGTTGCTCCTGCTGTAGAATCACCACTCCCGACATCTTTACCTACGCTTAAATCCCAAGCTTGAAACACATCACCATAATCTGGGGCTACTGTATATGTCTTAATCCATTCTGGCTTGATAATCTCACCCATAGCTTCAAGAGGTATATTGCGATACTCTTTGAGCCAATACCTCTCACCAAATTGGCTACTCATATCGGCTTTGACTTTCATCAAGTCGTCCCAAGAAAATAACTCAGGAGCTAACACCTGTTTCTTTTCTTCACTCACAATAGCGTCTAGCGTTTCACAATGAAAATCATCTGGCAACCTGTTATACAAATCGTCTTCACGCTGTATTGTGCCAATAACAATAATTTTCTTATCTTCACCTGCTTTTGTAATCATCGGGTACACATCGGAGTAAAACTTGCGAATAGCTTTATCATTTTTAACATCAGAATAAATCACTTGTTGGTCTATCACGTCATCAAGTACGATAATATCGGGGTGTTTTCCAACTATTCCAGAGCCAAAACTACTGGCTGTCAGTGTTGTTCCGTCCATTAACCGCAATGCACCATCTTTCCAATTTTTAGCCTCATCAATCTTGATTGTTTGTGAAAATACAGGATTGCGTTCAATAATTGACTGAATTAACCTGACTTTTTCAATGGCTATGTCTTTACTTAAATGCAAGTATATAATTTCTAAGGGATAATCTCTCTCAAAAATACGTCTAACAAGATACTGGCAAACTGTCGTAGTCTTTAGATGTTCTCTGGGAGCAACAATCCTTGACTTTGGGTGCTTGTCCCAAACGTCAAAATAGTGTTGTTGTATTTGCGGTACTTGCCAATTCTTAAAATTGGCTTCCTCGTCATAATCTAAAATAAAACTTTTTATAAAACGCTTAAAGGTGATATTTTTTGAAATTGTAACTATTTCTTTCAAAAACTCGTCTGCTTTTTTTTCGTGATCATCTTTATCTAAATATTTATCAAACTCTTCTTTATCAAACACCCAAGACATATCCTCAATAATGCTTTTTCTTACTTCGTAGATGTTTTTTACATTGTCCATTTTTTTAATCTCGCTAAAGCTAAAGCCATCAATTAACCTTGAAACTACTTTTTTTTTAACTCCTGTAAAGTTGCCTAAAAAGACTTCCTTTTCTAGATCGTTATAATACTGATCTTCGTACTCAACCGCTGGCAAACTCCCTGACCTACATTCGTCAATGGGTATGGTGTGAGCAAGCCATTTTAATTTCACAGTGTTTATTCACTACTTTTTTTATCTTCTAACTCATCTAGTAATCCTCTTGAGAGTTCTAAGACGGTTTTTAATAGTCTTGGATCGTCTCTAACACTTAAATCTTTTCCGTCTTTTCCTGTACTTTCAACTCTTAAACTAAACTCATCTTTTTTCTTACGTTCTAAATACCACTTGGCACTATCTGTTTTTTCTAAGTCATCAATTACTGTTTTTCTTGCTTTCAAAATTGGTGATAATTTTAACCTGTCTCTTTCCTCCGCAAACTCGGGGTGACGTTTGAGGTAGTCATAAAATGTTGTCGTAGGTACATTCGCATAAGCAATCGCTTCTTCATCGGTACAACCAAAAGCGAATGCACTTCTTAATTTTTCTAAAATTATTGTGTCAAAAACTTCTGGTCTGCCAATTTTAGCCACTTACTTTCTTTCTCCTGGTACAAGATAAATACCCGGTATAGAAATAATAGTCATTAACCCTTTTACTATTATGTTGGCAATAATGATACTCCCTACAACACTCATTGGCAACACACCAGCAAATGCTACCATTGCAAATACGATACTATCTATTGGTATTGCTAGGGCGTTAGAAAATAATACTCTCGCCCATTGGAATTTTTTACTAATTTTGTCAATAAAAAATTGATATGCCTCTGTATCAATTAGCTCTGATACTATTTCAGCTAAGATTGAAGCAAATACAATTCTCCATAGTGGTCCTAGTATTGTTGCAAACTGTTCTTGTAAACCCCAACTTGGGTCAGCAGGCAACCAAATAATAAACTGAAACAATAAAGCCATAAAAAGATTGATAGCTCCAGCAGTAACAATTAACTGCCTAGCGATCTTTTTACCCCATGCTTTGTGAACCATGTCTCTTAATGTAAAAGTTAGTGGATAAATAAAAGTACCACCATCAATTGATAAACTATTAATTAATGCAATTTTTGTTGAAGTAATATCAGCGAGTATTTGTGAGGTAATATATCCAGCTACACTGAACATCTTAAAAAAAGACTCATTGCTCTTTATCATTGTTTGAAGGTTTTTCATAGGTTATCCTTAACTATTACTACATTTTATTATCATATACTTTTATTGTTATATTTTCAAGTCAAAATGTCTAAAAATTGTTGATATTTTATCCACTCTTTAACGTTATAATCTGCCATATTTTTATATATATTTTTGAAATTTCTTAAACTCTTGTATTGCTTCATTCTATTTACTTCAAACTTATCTATTTTTCCAAATCGCCTGAACATACCCCAACTGCTACTATCAACACTATCAAATTTGTGCCTGTATAAATCTGATCTAGTATAACCAAATCCGTGAACCAAAGCTCCGTTGTCGTGTGCCATCTTAATAAATGTATCAATATATTTTATTGGTACTTCATTTTCACCAGTTTTGTCCTCAACAAAGCCAGAGAAGCCAATATATTTATATTTCTTTGTCATATATTTTAAATAATCAAATCCTCGTTCTCTATGCCAAACAACAATTGGCTCAATGCCTGTTTCTTTGTATATTTGATCTCTGTACTTTTCAACCAATGACATACCTATTTTGTTCTCAACATCAAGCTCAACAATATAATCAATATATCGTTTATACTCGTTGATAAACTTTATATATTCAAAAACAAACTTTTCATAATCAACCTCTTTTCCTGGTTTTTGCAAAGTGTGAGCGCCACTGTCAATAAATACTTCACCTTTAACACTTAAATAGTCTACCTTGTTTGTTCTGCCTCTTAAATTGTAATAAGAATATAAATAATATTTGCAGTTTAAATCAATACATTGATTAAAACCTATATCTTTAGTAGTACACTCTGTAGCTGAGATAAACAACTTCATCTATTTTTGAAGTTTTGTATAGGTTGACTTCAACTATTTTCAAGCAACCTTAATAAGATTAAACCCTCGTCATCATCTTCACTTTGTTTGTTGTCTTTAATCAACTTATAAAGTTTATTAGCTGTTTCTTTTGTTGTCATTATCCTAATTAATTCTTTGTCTTGATTATCTTTTAAATATTGTTCAAAATCTTGTTCACTTGGTGTCTGATTGCTTTGATTATTTATACTATGAAAATCAAACTTCATAAAATTATCAAGAGTAACATTACTTGATAAATCAAGTTTATACATTTCCAAATCTAAATTGGGAGCTTTTAATATCAGTTCTTTAATTTTATCTTCAACATAATAACCAGCCCGATCATTATCTGCTAAAGCATAAGCTAGTTTTTCTTCTAATGTATCAGCTTTAACTATTGAACAAGGTACATCTTCAATACCCAAATCTTGACAAGCCCTGTACCTTTGATTTCCACCTAATATTGTTCCGTCTTGAGTAATTAGAAATGGTTTAAACAAATCTAACTTTTTAATCAAACTCTTTAACCTGTCTAAATCAACCTCATCAATTGCTCTTGGGTTATCTTTCCATAATATAAGTTTTGATAATTTTCTAACTTCGTAAATCATTTTTTAACTTTGCAATCAATATTTTGCTTTATACCAGAGTACTTTTTGTAATGTCTAACGTGATCAAACTTGTTGCCAATTGACTGTTGTATATTATTCCTTATTCGGTCGCTCCAGTCAATGGACAAACCACTTTTTTCAAATCCGATATAGTTTTTTGCCACTCTAAACTTCAACCCATTTTCAACACTCACTTTGCCACTTTCAGATAATGTTGTGCTAGTAAATGCTAAATGCTCAACCAAACTTGGAGCTGTTACATAAACTGGCTTGTTCACGTACTCCAAAAACATACTCATTCGCACATCATCGGCAATTATGTCATCTTTAACTAAAACGTCAAAATCAAGGTACTGGCTCACTAATTTGGCTGGTATTATGTAACAAGGCAAGCCCCAAGCACGATCTAACACTCCCCAATGTCTACCTGCTCTTAATGCTTCTGTTGTAACGTCATAAGCACTAAATAACGATATAAAATTACTCGGTCTTAACTTGATCAATTCTCTAGCAGTAGCAACCAAATCTTTACAAGGTAAAACGTCATCTTGAATAACCATTAAATGCGAATGATCTTCAATCTTAGAAAAACATTTTTTCATTCCACTAACGCTACTAACTATATCTTCTATCACTAAGTAACTATCTGCTTTTTCTTTATCAAGAAACGTGAGCAATAATTTTAAATGTCTAACTCGGCTTGGGTGATGTTGAATACAAACCATCATAGCTCATTAAACCTACTTATCCAATCTGTACCGATTGCTAGATGACCGCTTGCTAAGTGAGTGGCAAGACTACAAACAGGAGAAAATAAATTAACACCACTAATCATTAACTTACTCCACATAATCCAATCGTGCTGACCAAAATAAAAGTCATCTACATATTTATCAAACACTTCTTTTTTAACTGCAAAAGTATGCGTTGTTATTCAATATTTTTTCTTATTGTATTTTCTACTGGCGATATATCATCACTTGGATATAGTTTTTTGTATTCTTTAACATCATTTTGCACCATTAACCAAAAGTCTTTTTGCGGTACTTTTTCACCTGATTTGCTGATATGATGATAAATTATAACACGAATATCATACATAAAATTTCTGGCATACTGACTTATTACGTTATCCCCGCACCAGTGGACTAATTGCTTTGGCAAGGGGAAGACTTTATCTGCAAACTCACGGCTAAGCATAAAACAAGCACCTCTAATGTTTAATCTAAACAAAAAATCCTCGTGAGGTGGTTTCATATATGGTTTGTTATAAACTCGGTCATTTTGATAAGGATTGACCAGTTCATATCCTAAGTCTATATTTTCAATCAAATAGTCGTCCCATTCTTCGGTTTCAAACTCTATGTCTGAATTGATAATAGCAATGTAATCGCCAGTGGATAATTTAACTCCCTTGTTCCAGTTGTGTGTACAAAACTTTTGCTTAGAGTTTCTAATAACTGTTACATTCAAAAACTCCTGACTTAATTTATCCTCAATTTCTTTTAGATAATCGTTGCCAAACTCAGTGGAGCAATCATCAACAACTATGATTTCGTACTTATGCAAAGTATTTTTGAGTAAGCTATTTATAGTTTGATCTACATATTTTTTACAGTTCCAGACAGGCATAACTATTGAAAGTCTTTTTTTTCTAAATCTTGACTTAACTCTTTTACCTTGATGTAGAAAATTAGTATCCCAGTATTCAAAATTGCTACGTCTTTTTTCAAAAGCACTGGTATCATCTCTTAACTTTTTATATGATCTTTGATAGGTAGCGTCATTTTCCGCTTTTTTATTTATAAAATGATTATGTTTAATTGTTACGCTTGTATCTACTTTGATACAACCTCTTGACCAAGCCACCTGCTCTAACTCAATGTCGCAATGATAATGTTGGTAACAAGTGTTATAAATAATTCCCTTTTGACCCATACAAGAGCCTTGTTTTTCAACATAGGATCGTCTAATTAGAGGGTAAGAGATATGAGCCTCACTTTGAGAGATAACCCAATCATCAACTCCACCAGTTACGTGTATATTTTGATCTTCAAAGTTTTTTAGAAGTTTCACGTCCCAGTCTTTGGTAAACTCAATATCATCAGCTCCACAAAATATAAATGGCTCTTTGGTGTGCTTGTAGCCATAGTTTATAGCTTCAACATACTCACCGCTAACTACAAAGTAGTTTAATTTCTTGCTTTTGAGCCATTCTATGGTGTCAAAATCGGTAGTTTCTGCAATAAAGTATAGATTGCTCACCTTTGAGTATTTGAAGAAGTTTTTAACCAGTCCTTGCAACTTGTGCGTTCTTTGAAACGTTGGGATAAGGCAAGCAATTTGCATTATATTTTATTATAATTATTTATTTATTTTTGGCTAGACTCAATCATGGCTTTTTTAATCACAATCTTAACCAGCCACCAAAAACCAAAACTTGCTATGCAAGCTCCATAATATGCGATCTTTTCAGGTGTTGATAATTTCATAATTTCTTTCCTTTCGTTTTTTCTTTAATCTCAACTAATCTTTCTTTGCCAGACTTAAAAATTCCCATTCCATCCTGCTTGAATAACCACTGCATGGCTTTCAAATAGCTTCCATGTTCTTTAATGGCAGAGTTTTCGTCAAACATTAGTTCTGGGTCAAAATCTATTTCAATAATTGCTGTTTTCATTTCTTTCCTTCCAGTCAATCGTTGGTAACCTTTACCTCAATTTTGGTCACCTTCTCAACTAACTTCTCGGTTAATTCTTTGGCAATTTCCAGCTCCTTTTCGTTATCTGCCTGCACCGATAATTTGAACCCATCTGCCTGCTGGCTGTTAATTGTAAGCATGAATTTCATAAGTTTATCCTTTCATTTGGTTAAGTTTGGTAATGAGTTTGGCAAGATGTTTCAATTTGCTGTTCTGTATTGCATTCTCAACATTTGGATCATCACTCTCAAATCCGTGTGGCGTTAGTTGGTTGGTCGTTAGTTTCTCCACATCATCAATTACTCTTTGGCGTTCATCGGCTATAAGCTCTGTTAGTCGGTTGATCCAAATATCAGGGTCAAGCTCTACAGGCATTAGAGGAGAATTCAACAACATTCTGAGGTCGTTAATAAAATCTTGCATCTCTATTGACACTGTCTGTATTTGTTCGACCTCGATGCAATCGCATGGTTTTTTACATTCATCGCAAATCCAGTATACGGTTTGACCTCTGCTAGCGTTTGGGTCACTTATTCTGTAAGTGCTTTTACAGCATTTGCTCACTGTCTGTATTTGTTTAGTCATTGTGTTCCTTTCATTTGGTTGAGTTTGGCTTTGCATTTTTCTACTATGGCGTTTGCTAATTCAACATCCATTTCTTTACGACTGTTTTCTTTTGTAGTCCAGCCACCAGCAACGGCTTCTACCAACCAACTCTCCACATCATCAATTACTCTTTGGCGTTCTTGTTTTCTAGCCTCAGCAGTTGCGGTGGCTATCATTTTTTGTATTTCACTTACTAGCGGTTCAATTCTCCAGTCATAAATCCCACAACCTCCACATTGTTTGCACTTGTTTTCGCCATTCATGCCACCACCAGTACACTTGTCACACACTAGACCCCACATATTTTTCTTAATCATTTCTTCAATTTTCACTTCTTCCGTCAACTCATTTGGCATTTGACCTTTCATTTGGTTGAGACAACTTCAATTTTAACTAATTGATACTCTCTAGCTCCATCAAATTCGTGTTCTATACTTCCTCCCAAAAAAGTGTTGCCAGTCCATTGAAAAGTGCATATCGTGCTTATTGGCGATTTCATTAAATCAGCGTTGTTTTTACTACCAAAAATACTGTAAGCCTGAATTGGTTGAGACATCGCTAAACTAAACTCTTTCCCTGTTTCCTCTGGGACTTCCATTACTCCGTTTAGCTTGTTGTTGAATGCTCTTAGAACTATTTTCATCTTACCCCTTTCATTTGGTTAAGAACTCCAATTAATCTGTTGAGAATATATTCTTTCGTTACTCCAAACTCACCAAAGTTTTCAATGTGCTTTTCTAACACTCCAATTACTCTTTTGCGTTCTTGTTCCACCCTTGCGTCTTTAGCCTCGTTGATCTTGTTCCAAACGTCTTTGCCATTTGGGAGACGATAGACTTCGGTACAGCACCAGTCCCATAAATCTTCCATTGAATAATTTTGTTTTGTCATTTTGATCCTTTCATTTGGTTGAGTTCTGATTCGATTTCCGATAACCCATAAGGTTCAATTCCTCCAATTAGGTATTTGTCAAAGTAATAACCAAAATCATGCACGAGGGACTTTGCTAGTATCTCGGCTCGTTCTAGAAAGAAACGTCTATATTCGGGCGATCTATCTTGATCATGGTAATTGCGAAAAGCATTGGTTATTAAGATTGCTTTTTCCTCCAAACGTCCGAGGTCTGCTGGTTGTAGTTCTTCCTTTGGTTGTAGTTCTTCCTTTTTGTTCATTTATCCTTTCATTTGGTTGAGTTTACTCTGGTCGCACGTTTTTATTTTCTTATATAATTTTCTCAATTCAACACTTTGGTTTATTTCTAACTCTCCAAAAATATATTCTATTTCTTTTTTAAATTTTTCAAAAGATAATCCTGATTTTTCGTTCATAAGTCCTCCCGATATTTTTCTATAAAACTGATAAGCAGGTCTACCGCTTCAACTCTTTTGTCTGGATCACCCAAGACATCTGGATACATCTCATCAAGCAGAGGCTCATTTTCAGAGATGATAATTTCATCCACCATTTCGCTAAGTATCTTTATCATTCTTGAGCCTGTCATAATTTATTCCGTCCTAAACAGTTATTCAGATAACACTTTTAGCTTTATCAAATATCTCTCTCCCAGTTTCGCAAGCACCACTTTCGCTCCTTGGTCAGTTATTTCATAATTTGCTGTGCTTTTAAATACATCTTTAACGTAACTAACTAAATTACTCTCGAGAATATCTAATATCTCGTTCGCATTTTTTTGTTTGTTTGTGCGTGGCTTTTCTTTCATCATAGAGTTTTTGCTTTCTCTCTGATGTAACCAGTCATTTTGCCAATCATTGCCTCTGTGGCTCTGATCACCGCCATTGCTTCTTTGCTTGAGACTGCTGGTAGATTAAAATTGTCTAAACTTAAAGCAAGTTCTAGCAATTTTTCTTTATCAGGAGCAAGTAACTTTTTTCTAGCTTCTTCTTCAATTCTTTTCTTTTCAGCCTCAACTTTAGCTAATTCTTCAGCTTCTTTTTTTAATTGAGCCTCTTTTTGTTGTCTCAATTTTTCTTCTAAGTCTCTTTGTTTTTTCTGTTCTGCTTCTAACTTTTTTTGTTGCTCTGCTCTTTCTTTGGCTAGTTTTGCTTCTCTGATTGCATTTTCTTTTGCGATCTTTTCACGTTCTTTGGCTAATTCTTTTTCTCTTTTTTCAGCCTCAATCTTGAGTTTGGCATTCTCTTGTCTAATTCTTTCTTGTTCTATCCTGTCAGCTTCAATTTGAGCCAACCTTGCCTTTTCTGCGTCTTCTTCTGCTTTTTTTCTAGCCTCAAAAGCTAATCGTGAGTTTTCTAACAGCTTGCTAAAAGTTTCTTCACTCATCAGATCAGGGTGTAAACTGTAATTTTCCGCACCTTCAACAAACTTTGACAACTGATTTATTCTTTCAGCTTCAACCTTGGCTTTTCTTTCAGTCTCTAATCTTTCCGCAAACTTTTCTTGGTTTTCCAAGTATTCCTCGGCTGGCACAATTAAAGCCTTGATCACGTTTGATATGCCGTCAATTGCTTTATTTTCTCTGATTGATTGCTCTTTAAGTTGTTTTCTAGTCTTTTCAACCTCTACCCTAATGTTTTTTAATTCTAATCTTGTCTCTCTAGCTTTTCTCATTTCTTCAACTTGTGAAATATCGCTAACAACAATTTCTTTCGCCTGTTTAACTTTCTGTCTGGCTTCACTGAAATAATTGCCAAAGCTAGATAAAAGCTGTTTGCTTTTTTCCTCTGCCAAGCCTGCTTGATTGGTTATAACTAATAATTGATTGTCTGTCATTTTGTCCTTTCTATTGTTATTTTTATTAAGTTCTTAGAGGTGGTGGGGGGTTTTTGCCTGCCCAACTACTAATCCCCCACCTCTAAAAACTCATAACACTTCTATTTTAATTTCTGATACGTCTGTCTTTGCTTCTATTGCTTGATAGAGCCCAAGTGATAAGTCTGCAATCCGATTGTATTTACCAAATCCACCTGTATCATTGACCTTGGCTAATACCGCAATCCCATTGTCTAAGTTTGTAACTCTAACTTTAGTTCCCATTGGTATCTCTTTTCGCCATTCAGCTGGTATTGCTAGTGTCATTGCGTTCTCGTCAAACTTCTCACCTGACGCAGTAGTTTGATTATCACCGCAACCCAAACAGCCTGAATGGGAGTAATAAGATACTTTGCCTTGTTTAACGACACTAGGGGTAGGTGAGGGAGTAGCGGTCAAGGTAGGCTCAGGCACTACTTGAGTTTCCCTTGTTGTGGATAGCTCTTTTGCTACTCCCTCTCGTTTCTCTATCAAAACTGGACTTCTTAAAATAATTGGTGATTGCCAAACGAGCCTGTTGTTATCAAACCACTTTGAGATTAGAATTACTGCTGTCATAAAAAATATAACTGACAACATAACTTTGACTATTTGCCATTCGTTCTTGGTCAAAAATGGCTTTGTGCTGTATTTGTTTGGCTTTGGTTTCTTCATGTTCTCTTTTTGCCTATCTTCAAAAAACTTGTTGCCTATTTTTATCTGTTCATTAAACTCCTTAGCGGACATTTGGCTCCTTTCCGATAAGTTCTAGAGTAAATCTTAATATGCTTTCATTATATTTTGCTTCTTGTTGATGTCTTTTAAACATCTCTTGTAATTTTATTTTTTCTGGGTTTAATCTTGATTTTGCCTTATTCATATTTTGCTCCTTATTTTTCATTCATTGCTTCTAATATTATTGCTCCGATTGCCCCTTGTAAATCTGACTGGGTAAACTCCTCTTTATTTTCAACAATTTCTAAAATCTTGTCTGTTAGTTCCATCATTTTGATTGTCTGTGAGTATTTCATATTTTTTTCCTTATTTGTACTTGTTACTGTTTATTATTATAAACTATTTTTTATCATTGTAAATAGGCAGTTTACTCAAGTGGCTTAAAAGTCTTAACGCATTGACTTAGTGGTTTTTCCTCAAAGTATAAGTCTCTCTCAATTTTCATGCCTAAAGGTAATTTAATTTCTTCTAGTTCTTCTAATGAAAAAGTACCAAACTCATCATTCCAATCACTGAATATTGACACATAGCCAAAAAATACTTTTTCATCTTCCCCGTATTCAGTAGCAAACCAAGTACCAGCCCCAATTGGATTAAAAAACTTAGCAACTACAATGGGGTCTTTTACTTTTTCTTGATAACCAACTTCTCTAAATCTTTTAATAAGTTCTTTTGTAAGTAATTTCATTTTAATTTTCCTTTACAGCTACTAATACCTCTGTTTGATCTAGATTAAAAACATGAGCAAATCCTAATGGAGCTGAATAATTTTTAATCTTATTATCAACTTTGTCTAATTCAGAAAACTCTTGAAAACCTCTAAAAACAGATATTGATTTGCTACCTTTTTTGATCTTTAATCCTGAGTTTCTAGCCTGCAAAAATGTCAACCAAGCGTCTGAATTAAAATTAAACTTATGTTTAGCACTCATTAAATCCACTTGATTTTGTCCTTGATATTCTTTTTTAGTGATGTAATTGTATTGTTTGTTCATATTTGCCTTTCGTATTTTTAATTACAACATCAATTATATATTAAAATTTACGATTGTAAATAGGCAATATATATATAACAATATATCAATTATAGTCAATTTTAATATTCAACCGTCAATTTAACTAAACTATTTTTGATTTCCTGCGAATATTTATCCTCAAGGAGTCTAAACTTTATTTTCCATGTTGGAGTAGCGGTTATTTTACTTTTGATCTCTATAAACTCTTTTGTATCGTCAAGATGAATAACCAAAAAATCACAATAATAGCTACAAATCTTTGTGCCATTTTGCCCAAACAACTCCTCTTTAACCTGTTTTTGATAAGATTTAATCTGCTTTGCTTTGATTAATTGATCTAATTCCCAAGCTTTACGAGCTTCTTTTTTTGAGTCATATATATAACCGCCATAATTTTGCTTTACTGCTTTGTATTTGTTTCCTGACCCTCTTGTTTGCCAAGTTTTGGAATACATTTTTATACCCCATAGAGACTGTGTAAAATGTTTAAAATGTTCTCACCAGAGATGTATCTCGTTGCTTCTGGTTTTTCTTGCACAATGTATTTTTTTGGAATTGATTTGTCTTTTAATTTATTTTCAAACCAAATCTTTGAACTAGGCAGACCCAAGATTTCCATAAACTTCAAGCACTGATTAATAGTATAAAATCTGTTTGGGTTGATATCTGGCATTTTCATAATAAACTATAGTTTAACATACTTTACTCTAGAATGGTACATCTGTGTCATTTTCAGCCAAAGTATTTTCTACGCTTTCTTTTGTTACTCCTGTATTTTTGTTACCTGAAAGCACAATTACCTTTTCGGCGTTTACTTCTGTTGCATAATACTTTTTGCCCTCGTGTTCCCAGTTTCTTTTGACAATTTTGCCTTGTATGGCACATTTTGTACCCTTTTTGAGATAATCCACAACACTTTCCCCAAGTTTACCCCAAACAATAATATCGTGAAATGTTGGCACACTTTCCCATTGTTCGCCTTTTTTGACACTTTCGTTGGTAGCCATTCCAAACTTGACCACTGACTTACCGCTTTTGGTCTGCTTTAACTCGGCATCTCTTGTAACATTCCCTGCCAAAAAAATTGTGTTTATATTAAACATTGACATAATAAACTCCTTTATTCTTCTTTTTCTACTAAAAAATACCTAACAATGTATAGTTTCATATTTTTTCCTTTAAATATTCTTGACACTCATCATAAATCTCACTAGCAAAAGTGATAACCCAATCAATCGCAGTATTTCTCACTTCGTCATTGATAGCCACTACTGACCAATCAGCCCGCCTAAAAAGATGATTGTAATGCAATATATAGCCCTCATTAGCTTTCTCATACAATAAGCCGTAAACGGGCAACTGTAGGGCGTTGGCGTAGGCTTGCGATAATGTGTTGCCAACCTTATAATCGTAAATCTTATCCTCATCAATCAAATCAATCACTCCAACAAGCTGTAGCCACTCATCCAACCATTTTTCTATTTTAACTTCTGTTCTGGGATTTTGAAGTTTTTTACTGCCAAACTCTTTTGGTAGTCGCTTTGTTTTGATAACTTCTTCTTCAAATAATTTATGATAGCGTTTTCCCACCTCCATAGCCTCGGTTATAAATGTTGGCTCGTGCTTGAGCATTTTGATAACATCGTCTTTACAACCAAGTGACCAAAAATTGAGCATTGTGTAACTTGTGCGTAAGTATTTCATAATTTTATTTATTTAATATCCATAAGTCGCAATGATACTTTTTTCTCTCGGTCTGGCATTGACACGCCATTTGGAATAATTCCAAACTCGTCAAAGTAGGTTTCGAGTTCATCAGCGTTTGCCTTGTATTTTTTGTCTACGCTATAAAACTTGTTCGGGATTTCATTGACCATTTGAGGATCAATAACATATTTTTCCCCATATTGTCTGTAATAAATCCTAACCCGTCCTGCTTTGCTAAGTAATGGCGTTGATCCCATTTCCTTTTCGGCTTTGTCAAGTAACTTGGCAATTTCAATTTTTGCTTGTGCCTCAAGCTCAAGTAGCGTTTCTTTTGCCTCAAGTAACTTTTCCATTTGTTCTTGGCTTTCTCTGGTTAGAGTAGCCATACCGTCAGCAATTTCTACTTTTAAATCACTTAGATCAATGTTAGCTCTTAGCATTTTTTAACTCCTTTGCTTTCAAAATTGCTATTGTCGCCTCTGCCATTGAGATATCATCTGCAAACTCCACTCCTAATTCGGTCATCTCTAGCTTTTGTTGCTTGGTCGCCAATGACTTTTCAGCGATAACTTCCCTTTTGATTTCCATAAACTCATTTTTGCCGTAAATATCTGACGCTATGCCTAACTCTGAGGCACATTTTTTCAATGCATCTGTACTTGCACTTTTCAGATCATTACCATAATCTAAGGGGGTTTGTGTGCCTTTTTTCATTTTAATGTCAGCCCTGCCAAATTGTTCTTTGACAATCTTTTTTCCGTTGGTTAGTTCAACTGTCAATTTTCCCTGTACCCAGACTAAATCGCCCTCACGTCCTTTGTCTACAATCTCAAAACTCCAAAGCCAACCAAAAGCGTAATTGAGTACCTTTTTAACATAAACCCCAGTAACATAATCCCAAGTACCACCACCCTTTGCTGGTCTTGAGTAGATATGACTTGCTGGTGTTGCCTGCATAATGTGCAATATTTGCTCTGGCTTTAATCCTGCCTCGACCAATTGCGGATTGACAACTGCTAAAGTCTGATTGCCTTTTTGGATTTCAATTTTGTTTGTTTGCATTAAATACCCCTTCCTAATTCTTCTTCAATTTCGTTTGCTTCGTCAATGGCGTTTTGTTCAGCCTCGGCTTGCATATCATCGTCTCTGATTTCTTGATATTTTTCTCTTAAAAACTTCACTTTCAAAAGCATTTTTGCCATGTCTTCAAGATCAGAGTTAGATAAATCCAGAGCAAAAACAATCTCATCGTTGGAATATTTATCCGATTTGTAAAACAATGCTAAATCTTCAAAAGAAAAATCGGCTGTATATTTGCCGAATTTGGTGGTTTCTTCCATATTTGCCTTTCTTTTCAAATTACAAAAGTTCCAGTGTCGTGGTTTATCGCCAGATCGGTTAATTTGTTTATTTGCTCTGTGGACAAATTTTTATCAATGTCAGCAATGTCAAGAGATCCGTTTTCATCGACAAAAAGCGCAATCTGTTTTCCTTCCTCGTTCCATGCTCCAAAATTAAATCCTTTTGTGTTTTCAGAACCCTCTTCGTGAATAAATGTGACTTTCATGTTTGCCTTTCGTATTATTTTTGTACTGAATATTATTATATATTGTTTTTTGCGATTGTAAATAGGCAAATTGTATATCAAAATATATCAATTATTTTAATAACCAATTACTAAATTGCTCGCTAGTATCGTTTTTGTGTTTGTTAGAAAATTGCCTCAACCACTTTTTTGCCATGCTCATCAAGTCTTTGCTTGCAAAAAATTTTATATTGAGTTCTTTGTTTTTTGAGTTTTTGTTTGATTGTTTCTGCATTTTTTTTGATTTCCTCTCTTGTGAAGAAATCTACTTGTTTATACTTTTTCCTCATAATTGCCAAAGATTGTTCCATCGCTTGTATTTCCATCAAGGCATAATCTCTTTTCTTCTTGCTGGCTTTGAGCAAGATACTGCTGTTCATTTCGTCTAGCATTTTCTAAAACCTCTCTTGCTAATTCTATGATCTTTTCTTGATACTTTTTCTTTTTGGCAATTATTCGTTTCATCAATAATTTTATTTGCCTTTCTGTTGCGATCCGCTTTTGAAGTAAATTATTTTTATCGATCATCTTTTCCCCCTATCGCATAAAAGTTACCAGTCTCCGCAAAATGTACTCTAAAGCCTAAGTGAGATTTTTCGGTGTATCTTGATTTGTCCACCCAGATCAAAATACGCCTTTCGTTATCATCAATCACCGACACGCCCAAATCTTCATCAACCTCAATCGGTCTATTTAAACTCATGACATAATCGCATTTTTGAGTTATCGCTTTGCTCCCAGCAATGTCTGTTCTTCTTAGTATTTTTTTGTTTGCCGCCGCACCGTTGGGCTGTGCATAAACCATTAGCCAGATATCTTGATATTCTTTACAAAGGTTTTGAAAGCATTTCGCCCAATTTTCAGTAACTTTCTGATTTCTTGAGTTGTCGTTAGCTCCAAATAACTCGTGAAGATGATCAAACTGGAATATCCTAAACCCAAGTTTGTAATATTCTTTGACCCAATTAGCAAAGTTTTCGGGGGTTTGTTTGCTTGTGTCCTCTGAATAGAAGTCATCAACTAAAATTACATCTTTTGACATTAACTCTATCGCCTCTTTTGGATTAACTCCACTTTCTAATTTTGCTTTGGTCAAGTCTGACCACTGCTGGAGTATGCGTTGTCTAACCATTTGCTCTGGCATTTCAAGAGAAAAGTAAATAGATGTTTGCTGATCGTGCCTGTAAAACATTCTAGCAAGCCATAAAGCAAACCAAGATTTGCCTGTACCTGGGTTTCCTAAAATAACGTAATAACCGCAAGGGAAGCCAAAGTCATTGTCAATGTAAGATATTCCTGTGTTGAGAGCATCTTTTTTTTCAACCTTGGTTAGTTCTTTAACAGACCTTGACGAATATAATTTTTCTGCAATCTTTTCATCTGTGATTGTATTTTTGGTTTTTTTAATCATATTTGCTCCTTTTTTCAATATCCGCCCTTAAATCTACCCTCTTTCATCATTTTCACAATCCACTTGTCCTCATCAGTTGGCTTTGGTTTGGCTTTTTCTTTTTCCTCTGCTTGTTTGTCTGAAATTGTTTTTACATAGTGCCACCTAATTGAATTATTGATCCACTTGTTGATTGTTGCCTCTACGTTTTGAATTTCAATGTTTTTCTCTGAAGACTTAGCTAACATATCCTCTAAACAATAGACAACATCTTTTTCTCTTATGTCAAACTTTTTGGCTAACTCCACAATTTTTGGATTATCCAATTCCTTGTTTTCAAAAAAAGAAAAAACAATTTTTTTATTTATTAAATAAATATTATTTTCTTTCTTTTCCTTTCCTTTCCTTTCCTTTATAGTATTACTATCGTATTTTGATCGTAATACGTTCGTATTCTTTTTATTCCATCTCGCCATAACAGACTCTTTTGCTTTTTGTGATTTTTCTATTCTTTTTTGCAATCTTTGATTGATTGAGTTGCTCCAAAAGTACGTTTTATCGTGCTCAAAACATACGCTAATTATTTTTCGTAATACGTTCGTATCACAGCGCAAAGAAAATGCATAACTATTTAATTTGTCTAGTTTAAGTTTTCCATTTTCCTCATAAAGCATTTCAACAATGCACCAAAAAATACCGATACCTTCCATTCCAAAAGTCATCAAAATATCTTGTAATTTAGTATCATTTCTAGCGTTGTAGTCGTGAGAAAAATAATAACTATCTTTCATAATCTTTCGTCCTTTCTTCCATTCGTCCATCAACTGGGATAAGTATCACCCCTTTATACTGTGAATTGCCACAAGTCGGACAAGGGTGCTTATCAAATCCCACCGTACCACGACCATTACAATTTGGGCAAATCTGCGCAACAAATTGTGGTTTTACTTTTATAGTTTGGATATTATCCATCCGTCCTTCCTTTCTATTCAAACACAATTAAATACTATTTTTCATAAAAAATAAACTATCAAAATCTATAACAAACTATATTAAAATATATTGTCTTAAACTCAATTAAACTTCTTTTTCTATATTTTGAAAATGGGCGTTTTTGGGCTAATTGTTTAGAAACAAGGGTTTCTACCTTTTCCATATTCTAAGCCGATTTTGAGGTATCTAAACGGCTTAGAAGCTATAATTTCTTAATGGGATAACAACGTACGCTGACGGATCAGTAACCTCGTTACCCTACTAAAAAATCATAATGAAACTATTCTACTTTTTCACCAAGCAATTCACAAATCCTGCCATAGATCAGAGGCGAGTAATAAAATCCAACTCTTTCTTTTATTAAAGCCATTTGATCTACTGTTAGATCAGCTTCGTCACTTTTCCATATTTTTAGACCAATTTGAAAAGCTTTATTTTTAATCTCAGTGGTTAGTCTATGTTCTTGATCCTCAGTGTTGATTGCATTTGAAATAATATCTCTTGCTTTAATTGGTTTTTTGTCTTGATCTAAAATAGGTTTGTTTTCAAAACTTAAGAGATCAACGTTTGTATTTATTTTCATATAAAATATATTATCCTACTTCTTTACCAAAACACAAGATTACAAACTAGATCAATTATTTAGCGTCCACAATAAACGCTTTAATGCTGGCTAATTCTGCCTCAAGTTCTGCCACTCTTTCGTCAAGAGCCTTCTTGGTCACAGCAGTCACCTCATCTGATAGTTGCTTTATTACAGGAGGAGTGACGGTATTATCCATCTCAAACCGCTTCTCATAGATAGCGTAAGTGAGGGTTTCCTCACTCTCCTCGTTTGTTTTTTGGACTTTGTTTATGAGTCCTTTTTCTTTTTTATCTGCGTATTCTTTTAGGTTATACATTTTTTATTCACCTCCTTTTAAGCTGATGTTAATAATGTTGTTGCTACAATTTTACTCTTTAAATCCTCGTATGCAAGTCTGACATGTTGCGAGGTAACTCCCAATGTGTTACAGTGTTACCATGCCAATAATAAATTGTGATGTCTGCCAAGAAACTTTTCACCGCAGACCATCCGCTGTAAATAAACGGAACTA